CCTGCCGACCGGCGAGAAGAACTGGGCAATCAAGCAGACACCCGTGCCGAAGCTGGCAATGCTGGCCGCAACAGTCCCGCAGGGGGACGCTGAAGCGCAGGGGTTTGTTGATAACGAGATCAATGAGGCCAAGGTAAAAGCCGAAGCAATGGAGCGTGAAATTAGCGACCAATTGGGCGAGGCGCGTTACGAGGCCAAGAACAGGATGGTTATCCACGATGCCTGCCTGCTCGGCGCTGGCATCATCAAGGGTCCTGTTGTTGTCGGCAAGACCCGGCGCAGTTGGAGGCAGAGGCAAGACCCCCAGACTGGGGAAATGATTCGTGTTCTGGAGATTGTGGACGAGTTGCGCCCTGACGTGGAGCGCGTCAACCCGTGGAATTTCTTTCCTGACATGTCAGCATCGGAGCTAAGTGAGTGCGAGTTCGTCCTCGAGCGCTCCTACATAACAAAGAAGAAGGTCAGTGAGCTGAGGCGCAGGCCGGGATACATGGAAGAGGCCGTCAAGCAGTTGCTTTCCAAGGACCCCGGAGAGTTCCGGATTGACACGAACCACTTGGCCCGCATCCGCGAAGCAGCGAATGAGGCAGATTTTGGCGTCAATGACGATCGCCGTTACGAGATATGGACTTATCATGGCGTACTTGACGCAGCAGACCTTGAAGCGTGCGGATGTACTGATATTGACGCTGATGCAGTGTACGACGCTGTTGTCACGTTCTGCGGCCCTATCGTTCTGAAAGCGCAGATCAATATCATGGAGACCGGCGACTTCCCATATTCTGTATTCTGTTGGGAAGAGGACGAGGCGTCCGTATTCGGGTATGGCGTTCCGTTCATGCTGCGCAACGCACAGCGAGTGATTAATGCTTCTTGGCGGATGACGCTTGAGAATGCCGGGCTTTCTACTGGCCCGCAGATCGTCATAAACAGGACCAATGTGCAGCCCGCAAACGGAAGCTGGGAACTCACTGCGCGTAAAGTCTGGTACGCGACAGAGAAGAATACTCCAGTCACCAACACGTTCGCTACATTCGACATCAACAATCACCAAGCAGAGCTGATGTCGATCTTCCAGATCGCAAAAGCACTGGCTGATGAAGAGACGAACCTCCCGATGATCACTCAGGGGGACATGGTGAAGGGGCAGGGTAATCAGTCAATGCAGATGGCGCTGAGCCATGCCAATGTCATGTTGCGCAGGGCAGTCAAACAGTACGATGACAACATCACTGTGCCTACCATTACAAGATTTTATGACTGGAATATGCAATTCTCTGAGAACGAAGAAATCAAAGGTGATTATGAAGTCGTCGCTCGCGGCGCAACTGTTCTCATGGAGCGCGAGGTTCAGGTCCAGCATTTAATGGGGTGGCTATCCCTGTCGGCTGGTAGCGTTCATGCATCTGCGATTAAGAGCAATAACTTGCTGAAAGCATTGGCAAAATACCAATCAATGCGCGACCTTGATATTGTCAAGACCGATCAGGAAATCGCGGCAGATGAACAGCGTAAGCAGCAAAACCAGCCTCAAGACCCTGCACTTCTTCGTGCCCAAGCTGAGCACGAGAACCTCAAGATGAAGATGCAGATAACGGACAAGATGAATCAGGATCGTCTCGCAGCCAAGCGTGAAGAACTTCAATTCCGCATGATGGAGAAAGAGGCCGAGCGAGAAATCCAGATTATGAAGCTGATGGAGCAAAGCCGCTGGACAGGCGAAAAAATCAAGGCGGAGCTGGCTAAGGCAGCAATGAAATCGACAGCAGACCAGACTGAAGAATTGAGAAGGCTGCTCGAACAGGAGGATGACCTTGATCAATCCATATAGTGATGAGTGGCTCACCGTACAAAAACACACGCAAGTTCGCCTTCGTGAGTTAAGAGAAAATTTGGAGTCGCTTCAGTGCGATCCGCGCAGAGCAGATCAGCTTCGCGGCGGGATTGAAGAACTGACGGAATTGCTCAAGCTGGCTGAGCCTGTAGTGGATGCCAGCACCGACGATGATGATGGTTTTATTTTTCAATACTGATTGCCCAGCATAGTCTGCGCAAGGGAGACACGTATGCCACCTGAAGAGAATACGGTACAAGAGACTCAAGAAAGCACATTACCTGCTCAGGAAGAAGAGAGTGGGTTTGATGATGCATTCGCAGAATTTAGTGGCTCAGAACATGAGCCTCAATCGGTCGATAAAGACGAAGACCTAGACGGCGACGAGACAGGAACTGCCGATCAGCCCTCTAGTGAGCCGGAACCAGAGACCGATGATTTCTGGGCAAACGCCTCAGAGGCCCAGAAAGCCGCCCTCGAACAACTCGAGCGCGAGCGTGATAGTTGGAGGCATCGCTACCAAAGCGATTCAGGCCGGGTTTCCGCCCTGCAACGCAAGGTAAACCAGTACGAACAGCTTCTCCAGCAACAGGCCCCTGTCAGTCAGCAGCCTGTCGAGCATGATGGAGCTGGCGAGGAGGATGAAGACCTCGCTGAGTTCAAGAATACGTACCCAGAAATTGCCGAAGTTCTGGATAAGTACGCAGAGCGCATCAAGGCTGAGGCGCTTAACCGAGCACATGTTGAATTTCAGCCGGTCAACGAGACACTTCAGCATCTGACACAAGCAGAGATGGCACGACAAGAAGAACGGGAGCTTGCCGCCCTTGAGGCCGCGCACCCGGACTGGAGGGATGTTGCGAACTCGGTCGATTTTAATGACTACGTTCGTGATCTTCCCGCGCAAGTCGCAGTTCTCGCGCAAAGTGAAAATGCCAAAGATGTCAGTTACCTGCTGCAACAGTACAAGGCTACCCGTGGCAATGCTACGCAATCGGCACCCGGCGTGCCAGTTGCAGACTCATCAATCACGCAGCGTAGGCAAGAGCAGCTTCGTCAAGCCGCCCAACCACCAGCGTCCAATACTTCTGGACGCAAGCCGGTGGGGAAGGATGACTTCGATGGTGCCTTTGCCGCCTTTGCTGCACGTAAAACATCTGATAGGAGGGCATAATGCCTACTACCGCTTACGGCGATATCAATCAGCGTACAGCAGCATACGCAGCCGTAGAAATGCTGTCTCACGCGGAGCCAATTCTGGTTCTTTCCAAGTTCGGTCAGAACAAACCACTGCCCAAGAACAAGGCCGATACGGTCAAGTTCCGACGCCCGGTTCCGTTCTCTCCGGCAGTCACTCCACTCACTGAAGGTGTGACTCCTTCCAGTCAGCAAATGGCATACGAAGACGTAACGGTTCAGTTGAACCAGTACGGAGCGTATGTTGAGATCACTGACAAAGTTCAGGATATGGCTGAGGACCCGGTTCTCAAAGATTCCTCGATGCTTTGCGGTGAGCAAGCTGGTGAGACGATCGAGATGATCACGTGGGGCATTCTGAAGGCAGGGACCAACGTCCAGTATGCCAACGGCGCTGCCCGCGCAGATGTCAACAGCGTCATTGAACTGGGCGACCTGCGTGCTGCGGTTCGTAACCTGAAGGCTCAGCGTGCCAAGGCTGTCACGATGATGCTTTCCGGCTCTCCGCACTATGCCACCAAGCCCATCGAAGGCGGCTACATCGCCTTTGGTCACACCGACCTCGAGGCAGACATTCGCGGCCTCGCTGGCTTTACCCCGGTCGCTGAGTACGGCTCTCGTCAACCCCTCTGCTCTGAGGAAGTTGGCTCGGTCGAAAACATCCGCATCATCCTGTCGCCTCTGCTCGAGCCTTTTGCAGACGCTGGCGGGCTGTCCGCGACTAACACCACCGTCTCGACAACCGGCACCAACAGCGATGTCTATCCGATGATCGTGGTCGGCAAAGAGGCATATGGTCTTGTCCCGCTCAAGGGCCAGAACGCTATCAAGCCGATGGTGCTTAATCCGGGAACGCCTCGCGGCGGAGACCCTCTGGGTCAGCGCGGCACTGTTGGCTGGAAGACCTTCTTCCAAGCCAGCCGTCTCAATGAGACGTGGATGGTCCGCATCGAGTGCGCCGTTACCGATCTTTGATCGATAGGTGACTCACCATGAGGGGGGCTTGTGCTCCCCTCTTTTTTTTTAGTTGGAGCAAATCGTAATGATAGACCTCAAAGAAGCAAACATCGCTGACCTGCGTGCGTATGCCCGTGATGAACTGGGGCTGCAAATCCCCAAGAACATGACAAAGGATTCGATTGTAGAAGCAATCAGGGAATCTGATCCGTCTTTCAATCCTGAACCTGTTGATCCAAGCGAAGACCTTCCGCAACAGGTGCAGAAAAAGAACAGGCTGACCATCATGATCCATAAGACAGGCGAGAAAAGCGGAGACCGCGACGTGCCTGTCGGGGTTAATGGCAAGGTGTTCTTGATCAAGCGAGGGATCGAAGTTGAAGTTCCCCGCTCTGTTGTCGAAGTTCTCAAGAACGCCAAAGAGACACGTTGGGAGTGGGTTCCGAGCAACAATCACCCGCAGGGTGGCGAGCTTGTCTCGCGTGAAGCGCTCTCCTACCCGTTCTCTGTAGTCGGTTAATCCGTATGGACTACCTCGAACTCTGTCAGAGAGTGGCCCGCGAGGCAGGGCTTGCCGGTTCAGGCCCGGAAGACCTCTCCGCCGTTTCAGGCGATGAGGCACGCATCAAGGCATGGGTCAATGATGCATGGGTTGATATCCAGTCGCACTCTCCCTATTGGGACTTTCTCTGGTCAGAGTTCAGGTTCCAGACGCAGGATGGCTATAGAGATTATGACCCTGCACAGACATCCGCAAACGTCTGGGAGCGTGATAGTTTCCTGATGTATAAAACGGCTGACGGCGAATCTCAGGAGAATTTCCTGAACTACGTCCCCTATGCTGACTGGCGCTCTAACTTCGAGCGTGGAGAGCCGGAGACAAAGCCGCCGTCGCACTTCACGATCTTGCCTAACAACAGGATCAGGCTGGACACGTTCCCGGATGACACATACACAATTACCGGAACATACTGGAAGAAGCCAGTCCCCCTCGTTGAAAACACAGACACCCCGGTCGTTGCCAGCAACCACCACCTTGCAATCGTGTACCGGGCATTGCTCTATTACGCCACATACGAAGAAGCGGCAGATGTGCTATCGCTGGCAACCAACCTCTATAACACCTACTTCACACGACTCTGCAACCAAGAGCTGCCGTCAGCGGCAATTGGTGCTGAGCCTATCGGATAATTGGAGAGATAAACATGGCACTTGCTTACACTGAAGCAGTCCGCAACAGTAGGCTTCAAGATATTGCTGACGCGATTAATGCCGGGGTCGGCGGCGGCAGGCTCAGGATTTATAACGGGACCAGACCAGCGACTGGCGGGGCGTCAACAACCCTCCTTGCTGAACTGACATTCAGCGATCCATGTGAGCTGAGCATTACTGGCGGGGTGCTGACGTTTGACACGATCACAGCCGACAGTAGCGCAAATGCAGACGGCACCGCAACATGGTTCAGATTGGTTGATGCGAGCGGAGTTTTTGTCGCTGACGGAGATGTCGGCACATCCGGCACAGACCTCAACTTGAATTCAACAGCGATTGCCATCGGGCAAACAGTAAGCGTGACATCCTTCACAATAACAGAAGGCAACGCATAATCTATTAATGAATGAATACATCGATGAGGTAAACACATATGCCTGCAATGAATGACAACATCTACGACAACGGCCTGTCGTGGGCAATCACCAACGGCTCCCGTCTGGACATCTGCTCGGCCGATCCGGGCCTGACTTACTCCAGCGTTACCACGAACACACTGGGCAACAAGACGGCACTCACTCTTACCGCTCTGGCAAACAATCCGTCAGATGGGCGCAAGACCTCTATCCCGGCGATCACAGACGGCTCTGTCACCGCTACCGGAACGGCAGCGTTTTGGGCACTGACAAACGCCACTGACACTGTTGTCGCATCAGGCCCATTAACTGCAACGCAGGCGGTGACGACTGGCAACCCGTTCACCCTTGACGAAATCGTTCTCGCAATTCGTGATGCGACGGCTGTCTGATGCGACAGTGTGGTGCGAATGCTCACTGCTGCGTTTTCAATGGGTACGTCTGTCAGTACCTGCTTGAGGATGCTGTTGAGGGATTCAAATATAGCTGCGCTCTGAAGCTGAAGTACGGCACATGGGATGCTGTCGGGGCCAGCATAGAGAATAGGCGTAATGTCCAACACCTTATGGATGCTGGAGGTTACGCTGGCCTCAAGTGCTATGAGTGGCCCCCGGATGGCGTGAGGTGCAACAATTGTGGCTGAACCATTAATCCTCTGGTGTGACACCTATCCTTTCGACTACAGTGATGACAATCGTTTTAGCTTCAATCAGAACCAAGATCATACGACGACATCGATCATCTCAGACACTCCGAGCGACTTCGCGACTTGCACTAACTTCCTTCAATATTTCTGCGAATACCGACAGACCGGCCTCAATGACGACACCATATCTCTCGGCGTGTATATTGCCAACGGCACGACGATGTTGGCTGGCAACAGTTCAACACTGGGCGATGCCCAGATCATCGATGCGGATGTCACTAATACGACTGACACCACGGCCGGAACGGTGTTTAACTGGGTCAACACAACAGCAGACAAGGCGACATGGGATGGGGCGCTTGCATACCTCGTACAGGACTATCAGCCATTCAAGGGTGGGGACGGGGCAAGAGTAGAAGTTGACTTCTGTAATTTCACAGGATCGTATGAGACAACGGCCACAAGCGACGATCTGCTCGCGGATGATCTCCAGTCATCTTCGGAGCTATCGACCCCGGCAATCGGGCAGACTCATGCTCTGACAGCGGATGATCTTCAGTCGTCTTCGGAGCTGTCTACTCCGGCACTGGCTCAAGAGCACACACTGACTGCTGACGACCTCCAGTCAGCATCTGATCTGAGCACCCCGGCACTGGGGCAATCGCATAACCTCACGGCTGATGACCTCCAGAGCGCCAGTGAGCTATCGACACCTGCTATTGCACAGACGCACGTTTTCACTGCTGGTGATCTGCATTCAGCATCCCAACTGTCTACCCCATCAATTGGCTATGAGGGCGGACTGCTTGCCGACGACCTTGAGAGTGCCTCTGAGCTGTCTGCTCCTACTATTGCACAGACGCACGTTCTCACTGCTGGTGATCTTCAGAGTCAGGCGCAGCTATCGACACCGGCAATTGGGCAGGTCCATGCTCTTGGCGAAGCACTTGCCATTGAGTCTGCCAGTGAACTATCTGTACCGGAGCTTGGGACAGTCCATGCCCTGACGGGTAGTAATCTGCAAGCCGCCTCGCAATTGTCAGCCCCTGTGATAACACAGGAGCACCAGTTAACAGCAGATGACCTTGAGAGCCTGAGCGAGCTATCAATTCCTGATATCTCTGCTGCTGACATAATTGGCTACTCCGCAGCTACAAGCGGAAACGACGCCATGGATGCGGTTGGCCTCGTTCTTGATCGAGTTACAGGAACGATCGATTACACGGAGCAGGAGGAGTGGGGCTGGGGCTGGGGCGAAGTCATCAACATCGCAACGGCTGATATACTCGAGGCTCGAGATGTTGCATACGCACTTGCTGAAAGAGTTGCGTCAGGACAAATTGATGCTGTCCTCAATGACGATACAACCACGTTTTCCGGAGTGGTCTCTATCGGTCTGTATGGAAGCCCAGCAGAGTCACAAGATATCGCATCTGCTACCGGCAACCTGAGTTATGAAGGCATGGCCGCAGCCGTATCCGGGGATGATATTGGATGGATGTATGGCGACACATCGAAGAATATGTCCCCAGTCTTTTCCGATGATGGAGCAACGCCACTAACAATGGCCCCTGATGATGGCGTAGCGACACTATCCGATATTGAATACACGCCCAACGTAAAGAGATTCTAATGGCAGTCAAGCAGTCTGGATTTTTATTCTCCGGAGGCCTTAACCAGAAGGAGGCGGCAGCATCGTCTGATCCGGGAGGCCTTCTGGTCGCAAAAAACGTCGAGCCTGTCATCACTGGCGGGTATGCGCGTGCGCTCGGCTATACCAAGTACGATACGAATGTTGTGCCGGGAGAGGGCAATATCCTTGGAGTGTGGGTTTATGGCGGGAAGGTGTACGCATTCAGGAACGCTGTCGGCGGGGCGTCTGCGGTTATGTGGGAGTCAGAAGGAAACGGCTGGACATCAAAGAAAACCGGCCTTGCTCCAGACGGCAAATATAACTTCGTCAATGGGACCTTCTATGGATCAGTCAACATGTATGGAGCATCTGGCACACATAAAGCGTTTCAGTGGGACGGAACAACATGGACAGACATCACCACTGGCGTCACCGTCGATGAGCCTGACATCATCGGCTACCACAAAAACTACATCTGGCTAGGGTTCGGCACCAGCTTGCAGTTCTCTCCCATTGGCGATCCGGTCGGTGTATGGACGCCGCTGACGGGGGCTGGAGAAATACAAATGCAATCCGCTATAACAGCCATTAAGTCGCTTGTTGGTGGTCGTCTTGGCGTCTTTGCGCGGAATTCAATCTCCTACTTGGATGGCTCGTCTTCTCAGGATTTTGTTGCACAGAACATGACCGAGCATGGCAATAACTCTGGGGCGATAGGAGGTTCAGTTCAGCAGCTTGGGCAAAGGGTTATCATCTATGATGACCGGGGAATCTCTGAGGTTCTTGCATCCGATCGGTTTGGCGATTTTGCAGATGCTGCGCTCTCAATGCGCTTCACGTCAATTGTCAACGCCAAGCGCGACCAAATTACATGCTCATGCGTCGTCAGGAACAAGACGCAGTACAGGGTGTTTTTCTCTGACGGGCAGGCGCTTATTCTTGGCTTTGCAGGTGAGAGCTTTCTTGGAGGGACTTTATTGCAGTTTGACGTACCAGTGCTGTGCGTTTGTTCAGAGGAAGACGATAGCGGCAAGGAGATCATCCTCTTTGGCTCGAATGATGGGTACGTCTACAAGATGGAAGAAGGTAACTCTTTCGATGGCGGGCCTATCGAGGCTTACATAAGGACGAATTTCTGGGACTACAAAACACCCGTGCTTACTAAGCGCTTCAGACGTGCATACCTTGATCTCAGTGGCTCATCCGGTGCAACCGACCTTCAATGCAAGGCCGATGCTGTATTCGCTGACTCGACGACGATCGGACAGGCGCTGAGTCTGGATGTAGAGACCACGCTTTTTGGAGGAATCCTCGGGCATGATGTTCTCGGCGAATTCATATTGTCATCGCAGTACATCTCTAACGGTGTTGCAGACCTTAATACACATGGGACGCACATGAGTCTCATACTTCACAGTTCTAGCATTAACAGCAATCCTTGGCAGATCGCCAACGTGGCTGTTAGTTACTCAGAACGCAAGCTCAGAAGGGGGCGCTAAAAATGGCTGGGCCTTATTACGTCAATAACCTAATTGATGGCGAGACGATGGGTTCAGATACCCTCGAGGCTATCGAGACAGGATTCCAAAATGTCGATATAGACAAGGCAAACAAAGTATCAGCAGCAGTTGCTGGCAACGTCGCGTCTCTTGATGCAAATGGGGACCTTGTTGATGCCGGTATTGTAGCGGCCTCACTCTATGTGTCTCCGCAAACAAAGACAGCATTCCAGTTAAACGCAACGGACGACCTTGACCTTATCTCCGAGCCGGGGGTTTACGCTTGGAACGATCTCAACGTGCCGTCGAATGCACCGCTTAACAACGCTATTATGCTTATCGACAATGATGGCGCAAGCGATACGCAGATGGTGTTCGGCGGGGAATCTACTGAGAGTGCCATATATGTCAGGAGAAAAGATAATGGGACATGGTATGCATGGAAGCGGATGCTTGACCATACGGACGTGTCAAGTACATCGACGAATGGAGCAACGACAACCCCGATAAGCTCCGACTGGGCTTATAAGATTGAAAGTGAGGCGATGACATTCGGCGGGGCAAAGACTTTTTCCTCCCCGGCCACGTTCTCAGCACTGGCGACATTCAATGGCGGATTGACAACAACCGTATCCGGCAGCACCTCGCTCGCAGACGGAATCGAAATCAATGCGGCTGGTGCATACGGCATCAAAATCGCGGCGCACGATTACGCCACTGAATCGGATATCGCTATCGGTAGCAGGGCGGCTATCGCATCCGATATTGCTATCCACTACGCAACAGGTTCAGAAGGACATCACTGGTGGACGGGCAAGGCTGTCGGCGCTGAAAGTACAGGAGTGGCTGGCGCAACAGAGAGAATGGTGCTCGACGCATCTGGCAACCTTCAGATTGATGGCGATCTGTCGCAAAGCGGCGGACTGGTGTTGGATGTCTCCGACTACACAAATGTATCTGGCGGCGCGAGAAAAGTTGTCCCATCGACCACCATTGCGAACGGAACAGACTTCGATGATGTGATGTGGAGTGGTATCTATCGCACCAGCTCGAGTCATGCCAATATGCCCGGTGGTGGCTATGGGCAATTGTTCGTCATGCGTGGAGGCACGGCTGACACTTGGGCGCAGATGTACTTCGATTATGGCTCCTCTGTCTGGTTTCGTTCGCGCAATGGGGTCGCTATCGGCGGCAGCACATATACAGGGACGCTTGGCTGGAATAAAATTCTTTCCCATGTTGATGTAGATGATACGCCAGTCAGTGGCGCGACTACAGCCCCGGTCAGCTCCAATTGGGCGTATGGGCATACAGCAACAGCCGATCCACATAGTCAGTATCCGCTCGAGACAGATGTTAACGCTTGGATAACTCGCGGGTACTATACGGCTTACTCGGCAAGCAGCCTGCCTGTAGGCTGGTACACCATTGCTGCACACTCCAGTAGCAGGGCATTGGCCAAATTCATGATCCGCGACACATCGAGTGGTAATCACCAAGCGACAGTTCTGTATGCCTCCACACATTACGGATCAAACCCCGGCATTTCCGTCATGCACAATGCTTACTACGCTGGCAACCCTGCCCGGTATGTTCGCATCAAAGATGGTGGAACGTATGACGGCGCTGTTCTACAGGTTTACATCGACGAAACATCAAACGCGATGCTGGTGGCAATGGCTGAGAACTTCCAGTCAAGCGGCTGGGTGCTTAGGCCTTGGATAGCGGATGCCACGAACCCCGGAACAGTGGCCAACTATGCTGCGCTCGTTGAGACTGCGCGAGTCGATCTTGACCGAAATAGAGGCGCGATCCAGACAACCGGCGAGATGTATAGCGGCGGGTCCACAACGCAGTATCTTGTGCTGAACACTGCTGATGTCGATAACACACCCGTCAATGGCGCGACCACCGCACCGATCTCCAGTGACTGGGCGTATGCTGTCAATTATGAGAACAAATCTTTCTCAGGTCTGAAGACATTCAGTAACGGCATAAGCTCACCGACTGTAACCAGCTCCAATCCCAAAATCTACTCAACGGTGTCATTCGGCTCAGGGCTGGCATTCGCAGCGAGCGTGATTTATCCGACAAACAACGCTGGTGCCTACAACAATGGAGATAACGATCTTGGCACTACTCTGAATCGATTCAGGAACTTCTACGCAGAAAGTTTCAACACGACCGCCACATCTTATACTGCCTCCGTCTTCCCAAGAACAGACAGCATGTATACATGTGGTGGTTTCTATAACCGCTGGTCGGTTGTCTACACTGATTCATTGGTAAATGCATCAGGCCGTGAACTCAAGACCGACATCGCGCCAATGCCATCGATGCTTGACAAGGTGATAGCGCTAAACCCTGTGACTTATAGATACAAGAAAGATGATGATGGTGTTGAACGGCACGGCCTGATCGCAGAAGAGGTCGAGGATGTGTTCGGCAAAAATGAGAAAATTGTTCGGCACGACATTCCATCGCAAGAAGACATCGATAACGGGGCCGAAGACATGGAGCACCTGTCGATAAACTACATCGAGTTGATATCCCCACTAATCAGGTCAGTTCAGGAGTTGGCCGAAAAGGTCGAGCGCCTTGAATCAGCCTTGAATCAGCAATGAGGAAATAAAAATGTTTGCTTACATTGAAAATGATGTAATTCTTTACATCCTCCCGCAAATCCCACCAACATGGACGACGCCAGACGGCACGTTTATCGACAACTTCGACCAGCTATCAGATGCAGAGTTGGCTGCGCTCGGGTGGCATACTGTCGTCATCATTGACCCACCATACGACCCGGACACACAAGTCAAAGAGGGGCCATATGATGAGTGGGATGGCGTGACAGCAACTCGGACATATGTTGTCAGGGACATGACTCCTGAAGAGCTTGCGGCAACGCAATCATCACTCGATGATTACCTGCTTATAAGGTCATCAAAAAATATTGCACTGATCGTTCTGGCGCTGGTAGGCAGGCTTCTTCAGGATGGGGTGATCGAAGCGACTGACTTCACACAGGCTGAGCGCGATGCCTATCTTGATTTGAAAGCAATCCGTGACAGAATTATCGGATAACGAGATAGATGAAATGCCAGAAAACAGTGACTGTAGAGATGCTCTCGAGCAATTGCGATTGATCGAAGGAAAGCTCAATGTTCAACAATCGCAGCTTGGCAACATGATCGAGCAGTACCGGGGCATGATAATTGAGCAGCATCGATGGCAGACCGAGGTGCGCTCGGATATTAGGTACTTCAAGGATGGTGTAGATGACATCAAGTCAGAACTCAAATCTTTTGAGCACAACCGAAAGCAGGAGTATATAGATGTCAGGCGTCGAATTGATTCACATATTGACAATGCCAATGTTGCAGTAGCGCAAGACAAACTTGGTGGAATAGAGACGTTGAAGCTATGGCTGATCGCAATTATCACAGTAATTGCACTCATTACGGGCCTGATCAAGGGACAGATGGACATTGCCGGTCTTGGGAAGCTGTTGTCATGATGCAGATCACACAACTCGTAAGTGCGGCACTGAACATTTTCATACTCGTCTACATGCCGATCTTTATTAGGTTAGCAATTGAAGAATATATTCTCGGAAAGAAAGATCGCCATGAAAGAATTGAAAGCAAGAGCCGTCGCTGAAGTTGCGATCATTGCCGCTGCGATCATTGCGCTCGTCTTCCACTTCTGGATTGATCTGCAAGCCGGTCGGAACATGGCGGTCTTTGTGAGCAAGGGTGCGCGGCACACAGCATCTGAGGCGCAATGCGACTGCGAGGCGCAAAATGAAATCAGGCGCGAGATAGGAATGCGTGAGCGCAACTGCACATATGGGGTTTGCGCACCATCGGGCCTCGTAAAGCAAGAGCTTGAATAAACTCAAGTTTTTGCTATGATTCATGTGAGGGATTCGTCCCTAAAAAATCCACGAGCCTTCACCCAGCCATAGGTGAGGGCTTTTTTAGGAGAGCAGCATGGCTGACTACAGTACATATGTGCCAAGCACGCGGAACTTTGACGGCACAGACCTCCTCGACATTCCGGACTTCGATGAAATTTTCGCCGACGACCCCAACCTCTCTATACCGGAGGAAACCACGTGGGATTCCCTCCCTTCATCTGGAGACTGGGGAAGCACGCCGGAAGCTGACACCTATGGAGCTGACACCTATAGCGCTTATGCTCCAACAGCAGAAACCGCTCAGGCAACACTTAACGAAACATGGGATGGAGCACCGAGCGCTGATACGTGGACGGACCCCAGTAGCCTCCTCGTTGATGTCGGCTCAAACATTCCCGGACAGGACCTCCCGAGCGGCGATCTTTATGAAGACCTGAGCTTCCTGCTCGATGAAGATGTTTCCGACTATGGGGACGTGAACGAACTCGATACAGTTCAGGGGCGCTTGAGCGATCTCCTCTCGTCCGAGTCTGATTACATGACGCTGGCAAGGACAAAAGCGCATGAGGAAATGAACGCACGAGGACTTCTTAACTCGTCAATGGCACTCGGGGCAACTCAGCGAGCGGCTATCGATTCAGCTCTCCCTATTGCACAGCAGGACGCAGAGATGCGCAACCGCTGGAGAGAGCGCGTATCCGGATACCTGCACGAGCAAAAGATGAGCAACGCTGCAATGCAGCAAGACATGCTCAAGCAGCGGGCTATGGATGAGGCTAATTGGGACCAGTTCATCACGGGAATGACGCATGAGCAGATGCTGGCCAATAGCGACATCCTCAGGCAGATGGAGATGCAGGCACGCGAGCTTGGCCAAGATTGGGACGCCCAGCAGTTCGCCGCACTCAACGACAGAATCCTTTCTAACCTCGACGTAGAAGCCCGGACAAACCTCGCCAACCTCGACGCAGCTACAACCACGAACCTCGCCAACCTCGACGCAGCTACAAGAACAGAACTTGCTAACCTCGATGCGGCAACGAGCACCGAGCTTGCTAACCTCGATGCGGCCACAAGAATCGAAATGCAGGATCGTGATCTTGCGGCGCAGTGGGACTCGCAAAACCTGCAAAACCTGCACGAGACCATCTTGGCTAACGCAGAAATGGATTACCAGCTTACGACCCAAGAGCGCGATCTGATGGCTTCTTGGTATTCGCACTTAACGCAGCTTGATGCTGGCCTCGTCGCTCAAGAGATTGAAATTGTTGCAAACAATATCATCGAGCAGATGCAGATCGAAGGCGAAGAAAAGATTGCGACACTGGAGATGGTCAACAACCTGATTGAAGGTACGACCAGCGCATGGGAACTGATCAGTACGCAAGAATGGCTCAAGGAGGACAGCCGAGAGGTTCTCCTCGACGAGATGCTCGACATACAATCATCCAATCTAAACCTGATTGCCGACATGACTGGCGTCACGGTTGATTGGACGGGGATATGATCAGAGGCGCACGCTTCTCTGACATACCTTCGCTTTATGAAGCGATGCTCTCAATCGAGCACAAAACAAACTACGTGCTCGATGACTCAAGCAAGTCCGCCTTTCATATCTTTATGCAATCGCATATTGCCTCGCATGATTCAAGAGTATGGGTCTGGGAAAGTGGCGGCAAAGCTGTTGGCGTAGCGGTAGGGGCGAAGTCCCGCCAGTTCTATACCAACAAGCTGACTGCCTCTCTCTTGCTTCACTTTGTTGCAGATGGGCATGGCGGCGGCGCTTATCTATTAAGGGCCTTCTTGGGGTGGTGCAACAAAGACCCAAGGACAAACAGGATCATCGCTGCACCGTCTGCTATCACGGAAGATCAAGACAGGACGGATATGCTTTATACGCGGCTTATCGGACAGCCAAGAAAACTTTTTGTGAAAGAGGTGTAACATGGGATTTATAGTAGCAGCAATTGGGGCGCTTGCCGGTGCGGTTGGTGCAGCAACAGCAGCAGTCACCGGGGTTATTACTGCGGGCGTAGCTACAATCACTGGCGGCGTACTTGGCGCAACAGCAACGGGCATTATTGGCAGCGTACTATCTGGCGCTGTGCTTGGCGCTACCACATCGGCGATAATGGGTGGAGACATCGGCAAAGGCGCGATATTCGGCGCGGTCGGCGGGGCGCTTACAGGAGCCTTCGGCAACGTGGCGAAGACCGCAGGGCAGGCTGCTGTCGAGGGAGCAAAAACCGGCACCAGCTTTGTCGATCTCTCGAAAGGCGTGACAGCAACAATTAATGAGTCACTAAAAACGCTCACGCCTCAAACAGAGAAGCTCGTGGAGGGATCGGCCAAGGCTACCGCTGACAACGGCGCTACCCTTATGGAGGGAAGTGTTCAGAATCAAGTCGCGTCACTCGAGATGGGCAAGCAATCATCTGATGTGCTGGCAAAGACTGTAGAGGCTGGCATCAAAACCCCTGAGACCAACGGGGTCTTTGGCCAAATCATGGACCCTATTACCAAGGCGACAGGCCTCGAGGAAAAGCAGCTTTGGGACCTTGCTTCCGGCTACTACAAGTCGAAGGAGACGGATAGGCTGCTTGAGAAGAAAACACAGCTAGACACTGACTTTATGAAAGAGCGGCACGCTGGCATTACTGCTGGCTCAACGCCAGAAAGGATCAGCAGCGGGAATCTTTGGCCTACCGTTCGACCGCCGTCAGTTGGGTACGTCCAGTCTGCAACGACAGTTCCGAACTCCGGGGTGTCAATCATTAACCCGTCTGCATCTGTTGCAGACCAGTATGCTCCAAAGCCATTACTGAGCAACGCATAAGGTAACAAGATGCAGAAGCAGCTACCACAACCTCAGCAGAAGCAAGCCCAACCACCGCAGCCTAAAAAATCTCTACTGTCTTCGGCGATCGGGAAGCAAACAGGGAGCGAGCCTGACCCAAAAAAGCAGCGGCAATACAACGCTGTAGGCGCAGCAGCTCTCAAAATGGTTCATGGAAAGGAAACCCGTGACTCTGTTCTTGCTCGGCTCTCTAAAGGAGACCCCGTGGCCGCTGCCGGTCAGATTGCTGGCTCCATCATCTCGAAGATTCATGTTGACTCGGTAAAGAATGGGGTCCAGCTTGATGGCGACGTGCTCGCTGTTGTTGCTGACGAGGTGGTCAGGAATTTGGCAGAGGTCGCCAGCGCAGCCGGGATCAAAAAGTTCGATGAAGACGATAAGCAAGCCGCTCTTTACATTGCTGCCGATGCGGTCATGGCTCAGCAAGAAAAAGACGGCACGCTTGACTTGACTGGCGTGGAGGAAATTACGGGTATCGAAGTTCCTGATAATCTCAAGCGCCGACAAACGCTCGCCCTTGAAAACAGGGCGGCTCAAGAGCAGGAAGAGCGTCCACAAGCCGGTCTTCTTGGTAAAGCAGGAGAATTAGCATGAGCTGGAATGCAGGTCTTGCCAACATGGCCGAAGGGAAGTCAATCGAAATCGCGGAGAGAATGCAACAGGAGCTTCTTGCGATGCGGGAGGAAAATCTCGCCCGTGTTCGAGGAGAGATCGACGTACAAACCATGAAGGAGAAAGGGAAACTTCGCAGTGAGTGGAGCAAGGTTGGTCAGATTCCCGGATTGTGGCAGAACGCTGCCGGTGAAACCATAAGCTACAGTCCGAGAGGTGGGGGCGGAGGCGGAGGCAGCGGCGGGACCGGCAAGGTGCCGAGCTGGGCGACGACAATGCTCGATAAGCTGCGCGGAGAGAGGACCGCTCTCGCAAAGTCTTATGCCGAAGCAGAAGACCCTGACGCCAAGGCAACGCTCGGGGTCCTTCTGGATGACGTTGATCGGGAGTATCAGTTCAGGCTTGAGCAGTTCGGCTTTGGGATGCCGGGAGGCCAGCAAGGAGGCGGACAGCAGGGGCCGGTCGGGTTTGGTGGAGAGAGAATCACCCCAAATGTCCGGGTTGGAACGCCTAAGGACACCATTGGCACGGAGGCAAAGCCTCTCTTGAGCAATGCGGGTGGTCCACCTGTAGCCGGGGAGCAACCGAAACCGACGATTGATGACGCATTTAATGAGGCGCTTGAAAAAGAGCCATCGTCAATCACAAACCTCTGGAGCGGAGAGGCCAGCAAGCCAGAAGAAAAGCCGAAGCCGTACCGTGACCTATACGGAGAAGAGAACCCACTTGTCAGAATGCAGAGTCAGGCACGCTTAGGCTATGAGCGCAACACGGAAGCTGCATCCAGCAAGAGAAAAGCTCAGGCAATTTCTGAGGCAGAAAAGGCTGCGCCAATTCTTCTCGAGAAGGGGTATAGCGAGGACGAGATCATTGACTATACAGAGAAGCGTTACCCGGAACTCGGACAGGAGAATTTAGAATCGCTGCGTTCTGGATACACCGGGAGGGCCGGTCGTGGCAAATCATACCGTAACCCTCTTCTGTATGGACAGCCAGACGAGCCATACGACAAAGAGTATTATGATTCGCTTTCATACAAACTCAACAGAGGTTCTGGACGACCCAGACCCGGCGTCGATCCCAAAACAGGAGCGGACCCAAGAGATCAGGAGATCAACATGGGCCAGCTTAGTGCGACTGCCAGACGAATGGCTTCGCAGGGCTACTCAAGAGAGGCATTCCTTAACTGGTTTGAAGGAAATTTCCCTAAAGCATCGAGACGCGAGCGGCAGTTCGCTATTGATGAATTCGATAGTGCAGTACAGTAGGTGACATCATGAAGCAGGTCGGATACCCGAATATGCAGAGACGCGCTGGAGTTAATGATCTGGATCAATACAACGGCCAGCGTAATATCAATAAAGCGCTTAACACGAGTAAGCAGATTCAGGATCGCGGGGGGCAGAAGAACCCAGCAACGGAGATCGTCTCCCCGCAGTTTTCTGAACCACGCCCGCTACTCAACGGCACCGTGGCTGGTGAGACCCTCCGTGAAATGGAGACCGCGAGGGCGCAATCGCCGCTCAGGACTCCCGGCAATGGGCCTGTCAAACAGCCACCACAGACCCCGGAGCAGCAGCGGCAGCGTTACATGCAGCAGCAGCAAAAGGCAATTGGACTCAACAAAACGCAGGAGGACGTTCTGCGTCAGCAGACCAAGATGATGCAGAATGCTGAGATGACACGTGGCGTGCAGCCAGTAAAGGAGCAGAAGAAAGCGGGGCTGAGACAGTTGTTCGCCCGCGTCAGGACTGGAAACGTCACGCCCGAGCAGGCAGAAGACGCGATCATGACGAGCAATCAGTTTTCCAGAGAGGAGAGGCGCAAGCTCCTGATGTATATGTGGCAGAATCAGGAGAAGTTCCAGCAGTCGAAGCAGTTCGGAATGTAATCACTTAACACGAGACAACCTGAATGGCACTTCTCGACAATCGCTTTATTACGCCCACCGAAGAAGCCTTCGGCTCACCGTCGCCCTATACATCTCTCAGGGATCGGATGGATGCGGCCTCAAATGCGGCAGCTCAAAAAAACGCAGAACCTCCTGAGGTTCAGGGTGACTGGGGCGCAGGGTGGGATGTTGGCGTCGAGTCGCTGTTCGGCTTGTGGGACGCATCACTTGCTGCCATTGGCGATGTCATCGGCGACGATGAAATGCGTGACAAGAACATCGAGTCATTTCAGGCCCGCAATCGCCGCATCGAAGAGCTTTCGGCTGGCCGGGTTACAGATATTGATTATGTCTTTGCTCCAGAGAACGACGAAAAGTTCGGGTCTTTCATCGACTACGCGCAATACACGCTCGGACAACTCGCTCCGTTCGCACTCGAGTCCGTTTCAGCCGCCATAGCTGGCGCGGCAATTGGCTCGGCTCTAGGCCCCGGAGGCGGAACCGTTGCTGGCGGGCTGGTTGGCCTTGTCGGTAAGGGCGCACTCAAGCAATCCATCATCAAGTATGCCAAGGGCGAGGTTATGGATGAGGCGCAGGAGCTTGCCGCAAAGAATGCAATCAAAAACATCTACGGCACTGGCGCAATGGCGCTTGCCAACTATTCAATCGGCGTCGGCGACGTTTATCAGACGACAGTTGAGGCTGGCGATCCGTCACCCGGAATGGCTTTCTCACGCGCAATTCCGTATGCAGCAATGGACACCGTGGCTGACGCGATCGGGATCGGTAGGTTTCTCAGGGCTGGCAAGGGAGGCGCTTTGTCCCGTGCGGGAAAGGGAGCTGCTGGGCAGGCTGGTGTTGAGGGCTTAACAGAAGCTGGTCAGGAAGAAATCCTGATCCAGACACGCGCTGAGCTTGACCCGAACTTCAATGCTAATAGCGCCGAGGCTTGGAAGCAACGACGCAATGCGTTCGCAGCCGGAGCGCTTGGCGGCACTGTCACAGGCGCTGCCGGTGGCATCATTCAAGGGAGAGAGGTAGAGCAAACTCAACCGCCACCCCCAGCGGCAGATCAACCGACACCCCCAGCGGCAGACCAGCCGTTCGTTGGCCCGCCACGTCCGATTGAAGGCCCACCACGTCCGATTGAAGGCCCGCCACGTCCGATTGAAGGACCACCAGCTCCGCTCGTGGGTCCGCCAGCTCCGCTCGTGGGTCCGCCTCGCCCGATTGAAGGGCCGTCACCGCAAGGCAGGATTGCCACAAAGGTCATGAGCACCGACTCTCTTGTTGGCGCGACAGTGAATGCACTCAGCGAAGTTGAGCGTCAGAAGCGCTTAGTTGAGGTGACGAGGCGTCGATTCGCCAGAAAGAAGAGGGAGGCCAAGGCAGTCAGGGAGCAGAATAGCAGGCTCACTGCGCGTGAGCTTGTTGAGCGCAAGCGACTTCGCCAGCATGGCCGTGACAACGAGGGCGAAAAGACAACAGCACTCCCAACAGGGATGCGCGAGCGCCTGCGTGACGCGCTGGATGCGGATAAAAGACGCGCCACTTTCGAGCAGATGGAAGCCGACCTTGCCGCACGCAAGCGCAAAGACACCGAGCGAGCCTACAGCCCCGGCGACGAGATTCCCGGTGGGCAGTACCGTGAAGACAGTAAACGCGCAGGGGTAAAATACCTAGCCAAGAGAGTCGAAGGGAAAACCCCTAAACTGCGCAAACGTCTTGACGAGCTGAGGGCGCAGAGAAGAGCCGCTCAGGGCAAAGAAGCAAAGGCGACCACTCCTCAACCAGTTGAGACGCAGCAGCCACCGACCACTCCCCCTGCTGGACCGACCACTCCTCCTGCTGGACCGACCACTCCTCCTGCTGAGCCTCCTGCTCCTCCTGCTGAGCCTCCTGCTCCTCCTGCACAAGAGACTCAACCCACAGAAGACATCACACCAGAGCCAGTTGAGACGAGTGATACTGAAGCTCAGAAGGCCGTTGCTCCGAACAAACAGAAGAGGAAAGCTCCGGGCCTTTACGAGTACAACGGTTGGGAAATCGAGAAGATGGGCCGCAAGAAGTGGCAGATGCGGCCACTCGGCACTGATGAATGGACGGATGCTGCTCCCACTTTGACAGAAGCCAAGGCGATGATCGACGGCTTTGAGGGGACCGATGCCGACCCGAATGTTCAGGCGCGGCAAGAGCAGGCCCCAGTCGAAGACGAGGTTGTTGAGCAAACGGAGGACTTCGCACCAACAGACACAGAGGAAAAGAAGCCGAAGGCGAAGAAGAGCAAAACGGCGGAACTGAATGAGTCCATGAAAAGGAAGAAGCAGCCCCAAGCTGAGCCTGAACCTGAGCCTGAGCCTGCCACTGAGCCTGAGCCTGCCACTGAGCCTGAGCCTGCCACTGAGCCTGAGCGCGATTCTTTTGGAGTGTTTGTCACGCCACGTGAAGAACGGGCAGACCCGGCTGATGACGCAAGACTTTATTACGTCAATGGCAGAAGGATTAGGGGCTTGAAGCAAGCTACCGAGGAAGCGAACGACCTCACTGGTCGGGATGATGTAAACCTGTCTGGCCTGCGCACCGGAACCAATGGAGAAGTAACCTTGTTTGACAAGGAAGGGAATGAGGTCAAGGTCACGATCGACCCACCAAAGGTAAGGACCAGACTCGTCCGCGAAAACGGGTTCATGGTAGAGAAGCGCGACACTCGTCATCAATTGACCAGCAAGGAGAAGAAGGAACAGCGCAAGAAGAACGAAGAGAAGCGCAAGGCAATCCGTGCTGGCGTCGAGGATAAGGAAGTTGCGCAAGAGATGCGCAAGCAGCAGCAAGAAGAGCGTGAAGCTGGAAAGACCATCGAGACCATACCGGCGAATGAGGTTAAATCAAACACGGCAATTCTCCAGAACAGGATCAAGTACCTGAAGAACATCAAGCAGGGCGGAAGCAGGGACATTGCTGACAAGGCGCTGATCGACATGATGCGAGAGCTGAGGAAGCTGAACCCCGGCTATATCGAAATGGATGCGGTGGATAGGTACGCAAAGACAGGAGAGCTTGATATCACTGTCTTCGCTGTTGATATCGATATCGATGACGCTATCAGCAACAATCCGTCTGAAGTAGACGTTGAGTGGATTCCTGCAACACAGGAGGAGATGCCTGAAGTATCGAAGGCGATGGACGCGAAGCCATCTGTCTCTCAAGCAAACCACTTCAGCCCACTGTTTAATGAGTACAGGAACACGATGGCATCCGTCATTAACTCATTAATTGAAGCTGGTATGCCGGTCTCCATGTTCAAGTCGATTAACCTTTTCGGGTCAACGTCCATCAAGACCGGGGCGCTACACAACCCGCAATATAGATACGTCGCCCCTCACGACAATGTTTTGACTAGGGCTGGCACTGGCGACCCTGACGCGCAGAACCTCCTGATGCGGTACATGGCGCATGAGATGTGGCACAGCATCGAGATCGACGAGAGCGGAATCTCCATGTCGGAGGATAGCCCTCTATTCGCCTTTACTTATGATCCTGAAACCTCTGAATTTACAGGTGGGGACATTATCGCAGAGGCCTACAACGAGTTCGTGACAGACGCGAATGGACTCAGCGGATTCTTCCAGTATCCTTTTAATAAGGTAGAGTGGGAGCACGACAAAAGGAATGGACGCTGGATTAAATATGAGGTATTCGCGCAGCTTGGTGCGTTATACTCAACATCACCAACACTAATGCAGCGTGCGATGCCAAAATCGTATGCTTATATGGAGGGAGTTCTCAATGCCTACCGTGATCAAGACACCACAGAAAATCGCACGCCGTCTGAAGTTCGTGAAGCAATACGAGGAGCGATTCAATCACCCGATACCGGGGTACGCACTGGACAAGGAGAACCTGTCGGAGATACTGGAGTCGGCACTCGAGTCGAACGAGCCGATCAAAGAGTGGATGGACTACCCATTCCCGCATGGCGGCGATCTGGCCCTGAGCTGAAGCGGTCTGACATATCTGTCAGCATTACAACTGCAACCGATCGCATTGAAAGCATTGCAAAACTACTCAAGGATTTCAATGATGGGGCTGACTGGGCAGGGAGAAAGGTTATCGATATTGGGAAGCGTGCGCTTAACGAACTATTTGGCAGTCAAATGGGAATCACATATACTGCTGACGGCGGACTCGGGGTATACGGAGGCGATGTCGAGCCGACGATTGTTCTCGATATGTCTTTCCCCGGCAAAGATGCTCAGGCTGTCTTTGCGCGTCTTGTTGGGTTTGCTGAGCACTTCAAGCAGTTAGAGTTTTATGTGCGCGAGTCAGCAGAGCCGGGAACCGATGTCGGCCATGTCTATGAAGACGGCACATACAACACAATTGCTTACAGGTTCGGGGTCGCCCGTGAGCTTAGCGTGGATGAAGTCAATGAGATCATAGAAAAGTCAGGACTATATGGACTCACGGCAACGCCGCAATACCTAGAAGCCTATTATGTAGGAGACCCAAATGATAAAGCAGCAATCGAAGCCTTCAAGCAAAGCGCAAGAACAATCAGAGAATCCCTTGGCGAAAATGCACAGGGAGTTGATACAAGAATTCAGAGATTCAGGTCTTACGGTGAACGAGGAACAGACGCCCTCGTCAAATACGAAGACGTGGAGCGTGACTATGCGATCGACCCAAAAAGGGAAGTAGGGGCTTACACAGCCGAGCGCATCAGCAGCATCTATAATGAGTATGCCGCTATCTCTCCTGACCAGAGCGTCAATGCCTACATCGCAACGATCAACCCAGCCGATTTCATAGAGGCCACGACGCCCCCGCTCTTTCAGGGCAGGATCAATCAAGGCGTTGAGCCTGTCAACATTGACAAGCTGCGCAGCCTTCTTGGCGACACACCTCGACTGCTTGTCACGTATGACCGTAAGACTGGCCGCTACCACATTGACAACCACGAGGGGCGGCACAGGCTTGAGGCGCTTGCCCGCATGGGTGTTAAGGAAGTGCCTGTTGTTATCGAGAAGACCATCGGATACAACTCGAGATATAATGACGCAACGGACCAATTCTCTCTGCCATATGAAGGCAAGCTCTACCCGCAAAGCGGCGGAGTTGGCATCGGCATTGGCAGCAAGGAACTTTCTTGGAGCAACGCGCTACCGATAAAATTCTCCACTCAAGAGTTAGCTAGTGAATATCACGGATCGGGTGATCTGTTCTTCATCACGGAGATGAGCGACAACAACGTCAACCTCGAGATCAATGAGGGCGACACGCAAGCTGTCCAGCAGAACGATGTTTCAAGTCACGACCCCAATATCGAGAAGCGATTCAAAGCTGCTCAGGGCGGCTTATCCGGATATAAATCCATTGGGAAGGGCTTTGCCAATTTAATGCAATTCCTTTGGGAAGGTATCTCGAAGCACTACCCGACACTCCCGAACACGTCCGAATTTGCTCAAGCATTCAATAGTCTCCGCGCATTTGAGAGCGCCCCTGAGGCGGCTGGCGAAGAAGCGATCAGGGTTTTGAAGAATATCGTTGGCGGGTTATCTTCCTCGCAGTACAACCTGTTCGAGCGCAAGGTGGTAATAGACAACCTCATGTATAACTTGAGGAAAGGGTACGATCTCCCATTCGGCTACACTGAGGCCAGCTTTCTCCGCGACAAGGCCAAGATCGATGCTGTTGTTGCCAATCAACCAGAAGTAAAAGCAGCTCTCGACAAGCGCAACGAGTTCATCAAAACGCTCGGGAATAAACTGGTCAGTGCTGGCGTGCTGGCGAAGGAGCAACTGGCTAACCCATATTACTTTCATCATCAGGTGCTTCAGTACGCAGCGATGAAGGACTCAATGGGTATCGGCGCAGCAAGGCTGAAGACTCCGAAGTCGCCCTACTCGTTTGGCCGGAAGGGAAGTGAGCTGGACATCAACGCCAACTATCTCGAGGTCGAGTATCAGTTCATCCAGATGGCACTGACTGATCTCAAGGCAAACCAGACCATTAATGATATCAAGGCGGCTTACGATAAAACGCCAGAGTTCCGTGAGCGTGCAAAGGAGCTTGGCGTAACACTGAGCGAAGCGGTCAAGGCATCTCAAGACTTCACCATCTGGCGACCAGACAAGGGCCGCTTCTTCTTTCTCGGGAAGTCCATCGGCGAGAAAGCTGCCGAACGTCTTCACGAATTAATGACAGACCCGCAGTACCAGCTTAAAGGGATTGACCCAGTTGAGCTGGAGAAGGTCGCCAAGGGCGTGAAAGAGCAGATGATGGCAGGGACGCTGAAACCGGGCATTGTCATCAAGAAGGAGCTTGCCGCTACGATGGATAACATCAGGCGCACCCCGGACCAATCATTCTTTGATCACATATTTGCCAGACCGCTGAAGATGTGGAAGCAGTGGACCCTGATCTCGCCTCGAAGGGTGCTAAAGTACAACATCAATAACATCTCTGGCGACCTTGACGCGATCATTGCTGGCCAGCCACGTGTACTGAAAAAACTACCACAAGCCATTAAGGAATTATGGAATGTTATGGAGAAAGGTGGTGAGCCTAGCCAGACCTACCGCGATGCGGTAGAGCGCGGCGTCTTTGCATCAGGCTACAGCGTGCAGGAGATTCCAGAGATCGCCCAGCTTGACCAGTTTCAAGACTTTGCTTCAAGCCTGAAGGACACCGGCCCGAGTCTCGGCAAAGCCGTCATGAAGTTCTGGCGGAAGTCGAAGGACTACACTCAGTTTCGAGAAAACTGGATGCGCTACGCAGCTTACCTGCACTATGTCGAGCTGCTCGAGCAAGGCGTTGAGGCCAGTGACAAGAGAATTGGCTATGGCGCATCGCTAAAGCAGATGGTAGATGGAGAGCCGGACGCGAGAAACAAGGCCGCTCTTCTTGCGCGTGATCTGGTAGGTGATTATGGTGCGATCTCATACTTCGGTGAGGAACTGCGGACAAAAGTCATCCCGTTCTACAGTTGGATGGAGATCAACACGAAGCGATACGTCAGGTTCACGCGCAACGCATGGGGGCAAGGGGTAGGTAAGGGCGGCGTCACGTCAGCCTACATAACGGCAGCGCTTTTTAGCAGGATGTTCGTGCTGTATGGACTGGTCAAGCTCTTCAATAACATGTTCTTCGGCGAAGAGGAAGAGGAGCTTGCAACCATTGACCGTATCAAGCTGCACGTCAATCTTGGCCGCAACAGCGACGGCGAGGTGGTTCTCCTGAAGACGCAGGGTGCCCTCTCTGACATGGCCGGATGGATCGGACTTGAGAATGTATGGGCTGCACTAGATGGAATAGAGAGCGGCATGGTGACGTGGAGTGACATTGCCGCCGAGATCGCAAAGGCACCCGTCAACAAGATCACTTCAGGACTCACGCCAATTATCAAGACGCCGATCGAGATGATGTCAGGCGTCTCGTGGTTTCCGGATATCTTCAACCCGCGCCCGATCCGCGACAAGTGGAGGGAAAGCTGGAGACTGTTCGCGCTTGAAAATGAATACGATATGTTCTTTAACAAGCCATCAAGGGGATATGCATCGTCGTTTCCAAAGCTGGTCGTTTATCAGCGCGACATTGGGGAGATCAACTATTATCGGGTCAAGGCGCTTGCGTCGGATTACAACAAGACAATCAAGGGCAAAGAAGGCTACTCGACATACACGACTGCCCGGTCTCAAGACTTGCGCTACTTCAAGATGGCTCAGAAGTACGGAGACAAAGAAGCAGAGGCTCGCTATCGGGAGAAGTTGATCGAGCACTATGGCGGATTAAAGGAGTTCCGCAAGGCGTACAAGGCCTCGATTAGGGCAGCTCACCCTCTTGGCTCCATCAACATGGGTGATCGCAAGGACTTCTTGGACCGCTTGTCAGCGCGAGACAAAGCAGCGCTTGAGAAGGCCAACGTCTGGTATGAGGAAGTGTTCAAGAAGAACTAGGCGTTTTCATCACGATCACCTCTCGCTCCGTTGTACCATTCAAGGATTGCACTAGCCAGCTCAAGTGCATTGTTCTTGTTCATCCGCAAATACTGGTGCGTCTCTTTGTCTGTTACCTGTAGGTTCTTCCGGCTCCCACACTCCTCCAAGTCGGATGCTGGCCCGCAAAACTGCGTCAGATAAAACTTTTCTGTCTCTTTTAATTCACGACTCATCTTTCACCTCCTTCGGTTTGTAGTTGGCGCACTCCTTCGTCCGCCAGATTGGATCAAACAGGAACGGGTAGAAGAACCATCCATTCCTTATACCGTGTGGGTCCCCCTTCATGTTAGGGTCGGGGTCCTTGCAAGCGATGTGACAGTTTCCCGGCACGGTCCCTCTGTTCACGCACTTGCTGCATTGTGTCTTGAGTTCTCTCATTTATACCTCCCGCTTACGCTGCTCGAGTAAGCCACACCCAGTGGGATGTCTCCTCCCCTAGCGCATCAGCAGCTTCAGCCAGCTTCTCAGTAGACAGGTGCGCGTACCTGAGCACCAGATCGAATGAACTCCACCCACCAAGCCGCTGTAGCTCGTGCAGCTCCGTCCCCATAATCACGTGCCAAGATGCCCACGTGTGCCTGAGATCGTGCCACTTGAAGTCTTCGATCTCGGCACGCTTCAGAGCCTCACGCCACGCCCTCGTGTTGAAGTTCTTGATCCTGCTGCCGTTGTATTTGAAGACGTAGCCTGACACGCTTTCCTGCGCCTCGAGAACCGAGATGGCAACTCCATTTAACGGAACAGTGTGAGGTTTCCCGTTCTTCATTTGTTCAGCCGGGATGTGGATCACCCTGCTCTTGAAGTCGATCATGTGCCACTGTAGTTTCTTCAGGTTCCCAGCCCTCAGCCCAGTCTGGAGGGTGAACAGCGCAGCATCAGCAAGGTGCTTCGGCAGTTCATTGATCAACTTCGCGGCCTCAAGACGTGTCAGCCATCGTTCACGTTTGTTCTTTGGCGACTCAACGGTGATCTTGGGCATGGTGTCGATCCACCCCCACTCGTCTCGCGCCTTCCGGAGGATCGCTCGCATGATCTTGAGATGATGCCCAACCGTACTCACGCTAACTCGTTGTCCTGTGGTTGGGTTGGGTGCGCTCTCACGTACAGCCCTGATGAATCGCACGGTGTCTGCGTCGATGTCACGCAACGACACGCGACCGAGATGGGAGCTGAGCCACCTGAGATACGACCTGTCGGACTCGATGCTCCGCTTGTCTGACTTCTCGCTAAGCCACCGATCAACAGCCTCCTCCCATGAGTAATCGCGATCTGCCTTACGGCGCGACTCCATGAGCATGTCTGCCTTCAACGTGATTTCAAACTCGATTGCTTCGGCGCGGTTTGCCGTGCCAGTGCTTTTCCTGACTGATCCTATACCGGGGATGGAAAACTTAACCCAGTAATATGAGCTGTCGGGTCTCTTGTATATAGCCATGTTGCTACCTCCATAGTCAGCTTGAAAAAATCAATGTCAGTCAGTCACCTTGGCGTCCGGGTGAGTATTCCATTTCACCGGCTTCTTGCCTGACATCCGATAAACTACTTTGTTTGTGATTGCCTCAACCTCTTTCTTGGCATTAGCCCCCGACCTCTCGCCGAAAGCCCACACATCTCCGTTCGGCTTATAGATCACGTACTTATATGCAGCGCCTTCTCCTTGGCTTATCACTGCACGCCAGCCACCGACCTTGCCAATTACCTGCTCACTCATAGTTAATGCAGCCCTCTTCCTCCTCAAGCTCACGGTCTCTCACTTCCTCGCGCAGAATAATGACATCGCTCGGTGCATCGAAGGCGAGCTTCACTTGATTGCCAGTGATTGAAACCACTGTAATCGAGATCGGCATATTGGTCACGTCATCACCGAGCAGAACCATCTGCCCTTCTTTTCTTCCAAGTATCAAGCTCATATTTTGTTTCTCCTTTGCAGGTCTTGCAAACTTTAGTAGATGTACTCATGCTTCAACCGATCGAAGGGAATCTCGTCATCCAGATCAGGCAACGGTGCGGCTGGTGCCGCCTGAGGCTTGCTCTGCTGCGGTGCCGACTCCTTCCTTCCATCACCAGCAAAGGCGAAATCATTCACCTTCACCTCGAGGGAGGTTCTCTTCTGCCCGTCCTTCTCCCACTCGCGGAGGGTAAGCTCGCCGGTCACTACCAGCTTTGTGCCCTTCAGGAAATGCGGGGCCAACTTTTCCGCCCGAGCGCCGAACAGCGAACACCTTAACCAGTTGACAGTCTTTTTCTTGCCGTACCCGCATTCGTTGGCGACCGTGAAGCTCAGGACCGGCGTGCCGTTTGGGATATGGCGCAGCTCTGCATCTGACGCAAGATTACCCAATGCTGTAATGTTGTTCATCAGTGCTTCACCTCTTCAGAGTGGTCCACTTCCATCTGCCCCTCGAGGTAGTCGGCCAGCTTCTCCATAGCATCCTTGTCGTTGTGTATCTGCGCCAACACGCCCAAAGGCCACGGCAAATACTCCTCCCCCTCCTTATCAGACTCTGTGACAATGTTAGAGCGGAATTCCACCCTGTCACCGTTGTTCCTCCCCACAACCAAGAAGAGCGTCCATCCATCCTCTCCAACGACAACCTCACAAAGCTCAGTAATCTTTGCTTCGATGTCGTCAGGTACTGCTGTTTCAATCGTGCTCATAGGCACCTCCTGCTTCTTTCCAAAATTCCAAGCAGCTTTCTGTTAGCCGCTCAATGTAAGGCTCGTCCCTTTCTACCCGGTGGATAGCCATCCGTGACTTCCTCATGTCGCCGCCGCTCGTCTTGAAGTAAGCAACAAAATCCCACCAGTCGCGCCCAGTTATCCAGAGACATCCCTGAACCTGCGCCTTGTATTGCGAGGGTAGACCGCGTGATTGTGCCTTCAAGAATTGCTTGATGGACTTTGAGCACTTGATCTCAATTCCCCCATCTTTCCCAACCAACCCGTCCGGTGAGCAACCAACGAAAGTGTATTCATCATTGATGATAAGTCCTACCTCCTCAACCTCAGTATCCATCTCAAACTCATATGCACCTCTTGCCTCGTCCTCCCACTCAACCCCATGTTGGAACCATGGCGGAACTTCTTCATCGTCGAATGATGGCGCTCCTTGAATGGCTGCTGTTAACTCGTTGAGGTAAAGCTGCCTGCGCTTACTGCCACGCGAGGCAATAACATCTGCCAGCCTAGACGCTGTAATGATGCCGCGTCTGGCGTCGTGCCACTCCTTACTTCTCTGGAGCATCCTTCTCATGAGATGCTTCCCGACCTTTCCTCTCAATTCTGCGCACAGCATCTGCAAAGTATTCGGCGGGGATATCAGTGAAATCCGTTACCCTGTAAACCTTGGCAGCAAGGTTTTTCAGCGTAGCCTCCGGGGGAAACCCGTGGTGCTCGCAAAGCTCAACAAGCTGCTCGATCTCTGGCGGTCTGATCTTCTTCACTCCCGCCTCGATGCGACCCTCTTCGTTCACCCCAGTCTCGAGTGAGAACATCTTCAGCAGCGCATTCTTTACTGCGTAAGAGAGCGCCTTCCCGGTAGCCTTGTCTCCGTGATCCTCGGCATGTGCCTCGAGTTGAAGGACAATCATATCACTCGGATCGTCCTCGTTCACAAAGCTGATGTCATAGAACCCACGATACAACCAGATGGTCCTGCCGGAATTCGTCCGTGAACCTGAGTCCAGCAGCTCAGAGCGCGTCAAGTGCGGGATGACGATAATTCCTTCATCAATCATGTGTGTACGGGTTAACGCTGTGACCGCATCATGGGTAACTGCATCGTAGTTCTGGACCTTTGCATCCTTCTTGATGTAGCTGACCTGCTTCCTGACGTTGTTAACTCTCTGATAAATATTCGGCTTGATTTCAAGATTAACTGATTCGGTCATAATTACCTTCCCTCGATAAGATCGCGTGCGTGGTAGATTGGCTTGAGAAAGTGCTGCATCTCTTTGCGGTGCTGCTTATCCAGCTTCAGTTGGATGGTCTCGAGTCCGACGAGAGCGCCAGTCAAAAGAAGTGAGGCCTCCTCCTGATCCGTTATATCATCATAGAAAACAACCTCTCCATTGGTCCTTGCTACGACATCGCCGCGTCTGCTACGGGGCACGCCATGCTTGAGCCAGCTAGAGATGACGCCTTCGGTTACGCCAAAGGTTACGGCTGCTTCCTCATAGGATATTGCGTAATTGATAAGCCACTGTCTTAGATTCATAACCCCCTCCGTGCTTCTGTTGTGTGATAAATATAGCAGGGCGGAAAGATAATGCAAGATATCTTGTAAAAAAAAGCTGACCGGCTATACTCATGCCAAGATCACTAGACACAGGGGGACATATGGACGCATACCAATACCTAAAGGCCTATGGCAAAAATGCGTGTGAGCGTGTCGCAGAGAAGTGCGGCACAAGCTATGGCTACTATAAGCAGATTGCATACGGACACCGTAAGCCATCGCTGAGCCTATGCGAAAAGTTTGTTGAAGCTACCAACGGCGAGATCGACGTGACCAGCCTCATGCGAGCGGCCAACCTTGGGCCGATCAAAAACAGAACTGGGTACGCCAAGAGTGAGTAGGCCAATTGATTTATTCCTTGGGCTTGCAGAGAACGTGCGGCAGACTTCCGGGCATGACTGGCATTGCAACTGCCCGGTCGGTCATTCAACGCCGGGCAGGAAGCTGGTCGTGACAGAGGGAGATGACGGGAGGGTGTTGCTGTATTGCTATGCAGGATGTAAAACGGATGAAATCTGTCAGGCCCTTGGTATTAGCATGAGCGACCTTTTCCCTGCGACCGATCAGGGTGATAGGGCGGAGTTGCTGGACAGGGGCAAGCGCAAGCGAGCGCTTGAGACACTGAGGATGGAGAGCCTTGTCCTGCACCTCGGATCGGCTGACCTTCTGGACAGCAAGAGGCTGAGCAATACGGACGTGGAGCGGCTCAGGGAAGCCAGCCGCAAAGTCTACAAGGCAATGACAGATTTATTCGCTAAAGGATGAAAAGAAGAATGCCCCGCTTGACAACGAGTATCAAGTGGGGCATTCTGTTTTCAGCTTTGGTGTTAGCAGCACCTCGCGACTCAGATGAAAAAGGCATCGGAATCACTCTCGCTTACTTAAAGCGAACCATACCAGAGCCTTTATCCAGAGTCCATGCTGTTTCACCGAGCTGGCGCAACAGTCCCACGGACAGGTCACAGTCACGCCTTATAAAACCGAGAGCAGCAGGGTTGAGAGTCTGTACGTTGCTTCCGGTGAGGAAAGACTGCACGGAGTGGTCAGGAACAGACAACCTTAATCGACAGACGGCTCCGGCGGGGCAAGTCGAAGAGGGAACAAAGGCTGGTATTAACCGGCCTATGGGTTCCCTTTGCTCTCCAGACTCTCCAACAGGGCAAGTAAATACTGGGAGGTGAAAGTATGATTGACTGGATTGATTTTGAGAAACGACAGCCAGAGAGGGACGGGTTCTATCTCTTGCTGCGAAGCGGGAAGGACATCCTTCAGAGTGAGTGGAACGCAGGGAAGTGGTGGAATAGTTTAGGGGTAAGCTCGTCAGGTGAAGACGTGACCCATTGGGCCTACATAAATTACCCAGACGATCCAGATTGCGAGAGTGGCTCTCTCTCCGCGCAGATTGCAGAAGAGGACTGGCTGGAGTTCTGGTCGGCGTACCCAAGAAAGGACAACAAGAAGAAAGCGCACACTGCGTTTAAGCGGTTGCCACAATACAAGCGCCGCAAGGCAATCGAAGATGCGCCGAAGAGATACAAGGATGTCGAGCGCAGGTTCGTGCCCCTGCCGACTACCTACATTCACGGAGAGCGATGGGATGACGAGCTTCCAAAGCAGACATCCAATAAGCGCTCATGGGGAGGTGTTTGATGGCAGGTTACATTCAGCCGAACGAGATCGACTGGGGTAAGTGGGATGAAATCAACGAGGGGGCGTCCATCATTCCCGCTTCGAGTGTCGTTGATCAGGTCAAGGAGTACATGGAAGGAGGGGGAGCGCTCAGTGGCCCGCGACTTCCATGGGACAAGACGCGAGACCTGTTTGCCTTCCGCCCCGGCGAGGTCAGCCTCTGGTCAGGTTACAACAAGTCAGGTAAATCGCTTGTCCTGAGTCAGATCATGCTCGACATGATCAAGGTCGAGCCATCACTGGTCGCCTCATACGAAATGAAACTGCACCTACTCATGTACCGCAAGGCACGCCAAGCAGCAGGTGTCGAGAACCCGAGTCACGAGTTTGTTGACAGGTTCCACGAGTGGACAAACAATAGGCTATGGCTCTATGATCACTATGGCAACGTGCAATCTGAGCGAGTCAGGCAGATGATTAATTATGCAGTCCAAGAGATCGGGGTTAAGCATGTAGTCATTGACTCGTTAATGAAAATCAACATCGCAATGGAAGACAAGCACACGATCAGGCAGTTCGTGAATGACCTGACCATGCTTGCACAGGTTCACAACATTCACATTCACCTCGTTGCGCACAGCAAGAAGCCCGAGAGCCAGTCAGGCGGCATGGTCCAGCGTGCTGGTGCTCGCTATAATGTGGCGGGATCGTCAGATATTTCAAATCAAGTAGACAATATCTTCATCATGTCACGTAACGAGCAGAAGGAAGAGCTGATCGAAAGGGGGGAGGCGGACGAGGACATCCTTGCTTGGCCTGATGCGGTGTTACGTCTTGACGGATGCAGGCATGGTGAGTGGACAGGTAACATCAACCTCTGGTTTGATCCGCCATCGCAGCAGTACAAGGAGTCACAGAACGGCCCGCTACTCCCGTTCCCAAACGCGAGAGAGCATAATACTTTCTTGAGAGATAAGCATGAAGGGTAGGGCTGTATCGAAAGAGGCAAAAGAAAAGCTAGGTAGGTTCTTGGCTGATGAAGACGAGCTGTTACGCCAAGCGATTAGAGCCGTATGGCGTTCATTTGGCGAGCCGATAATGATTGAATTCGAGGAGGTGGATAGTGGACGTGACAGACGAGAAGGAAGCCAGACTACAGGAAGTGAGGAACAACATCGAGGCATTTGCAAAGGCGAAGGCAGACCGCGTTTACCTTGAGCATTTCCGCAAGTCGAAGAGGTCGATCCTCATGAAGCGTGCGATGGCACAAGGGCACGCAGCAGTGTCAGCGCAAGAGAGAGAAGCGGAGTCAGACCCCGAGTACATCGAGCTGTTGGAGGGATTGCGAGAGGCAACGGAGACAGAGGCCCATGCTTACTGGAACCTGAAGGTTGCCGAGATGCAGTTCGAGGCATGGCGTTCGAGGATGGCGTCTGCGCGTGTGGAGATGGGCAGGTATGGATGATGCATCCGTTTTTTCCAAGACGCTAGACGAGTTAACACGCGAAGAGCGGTATAAGTTTCTTGTCTCGATTGGCTGCATAGTCTGCCGGAATGTTTACGGATGGAGGTCAGACCCTTGCATCCATCATATCAGGAGCGGTCAAGGCATGATGCGAGCGCCTGATCACTTGACCATCCCACTGTGCCCGAGACATCATTTGCATCATGGTTACGGGGTTTCATTTCATGATGGGCCAAAGGCATGGCAGGAAAAATTCGGTAGCGAAATTGAGCTACTCGATCAAGTAAACTCAATCATAGAGCGGTCAATAGAAGATGCCAAGAAAGAGGCAAAGAAAGCGAGTGCTGACTGAGATACCACCAGTCTACAAGCAGAGATCGCTTTCATATGAGCAAGCAGTCAATGAGTTCCCCGAGCTTACGCTTGAGGAGCTGAAATTTATTCGCAGGTTCGGGCGCAACCGCACGGTAGACGGACTTCTCCGGGTGATGAAGTCCCAGCTTGGCTCCGACTATTCCAAGACGCTTATCATCCGGGTATGCGAAGCCTTCCATATCCCGGCGAAAGGGACTAGGCAATACTGCCGCAAGCAAGAGCAGCGGCGAAGGGCGGAGCGACTGCTAAAGAAGCGATTACATAAACTCGACTTGAAAAAAAACTTCGGTGAACAACTTGTCAAGAGGATATATACATGAGCGAGCAACAACTTAACATAAACGAATCAATCATCAATGAAATTCATGACAGAGACGGTAGCCTCGAGATCGTGGCAGCAGCGCAGGTCCTGACAATGTACTGTCATGGAGTTGCCAGTGAGTGCGGGTGGTGGGATAAGGAAAGGAACGTGGGCGAGCTGTTGATGCTCTGCGTCAGCGAGCTGGCAGAGGCAATGGAGGGACACCGTAAGGAACTAATGGATGACCACCTTCCGCATCGCAATATGCTAGAGGTCGAGCTGGCGGATACCATCATCCGGGTGTTCGACATGGCGGGTGGGATGAACCTTGATGTCGCCGGGGCGATTGCCGAGAAGATGCAATACAATACAAGGCGAGAGGATCACAAGAGGGAAGCAAGGGAGGCAGAAGGCGGGAAAAAATACTAATGTCTGGTCTTGAAGAGGCCTTGCTTATGCAGATGCAGGCCGCAAAGCTACCGGCTCCGGAGCGAGAATACAGGTTCGCTGCGCACCATGTCGGATTGGGCAAGGGGATTAAGTCCAGACTTTCGCAAGAGGCGCTGCGTGACTGGCGGTTCGATTTTGCGTGGCCTGACTTCGGGCTGGCAGTTGAGGTTGAGGGCGGGATATATGTATCCGGGCGTCATACAAGGGGATATGGTTATGAGATGGACCTTCTGAAGTACAGCAAAGCAATGCTGCTAGGATGGACAGTCTATCGATGCGGCAAGAGCCTGATAAACTCAGGCGAAGCGCTTGAGACGATAGAGTTTATTATGGGGAGGGCGCGGGAATGAGGATTGAGATGCTGCTGGCGGCACTCACTGCGAGGCCGGTGAGAATCGGGCAGGCAGGCAGGGGAGGGCGGCGCGAAGTCACAAAAGACATGATCGCTGCGGCCCTATCAGGACTCCCGGAGGGGGCGTATTACTTAATCGAATCCAAGTTCATGGGAGAGAGAGAGACAGAAAAGAAGCTCGCCCTATCACTCATTAATCACCTAATTAGTGAAGGGTATAGACGAGACAGCGATCTCGAGACCGCCGTTTGCTTGGCGATCCGGGAGGCAGTTGATCCGAATACATGCACAGCGTGCAACGGGAACCCGCGAATTTTTTTGGGGACGAGAGAGGAGGTTTGCCACGTTTGCGAGGGCAGCGGCGTCGTACTTAGGACAGATACAGGGAGGGCAAGAGCGGCAGGGGTAAGTGAGTCGAAGTGGCTCAGCATCCAGCGCCAATTCAGGGATGCGCAGAATACATTGTCACGGTGGGAAGCTGCGTCATGTCAGAGACTGATAGACAACTTGAAGGAAGAGGGTCAGGAGTGATTCAGGAGCGAGCCTGCTGTTCGCAGGCCCGCCCGTGCTTACTCGTCGTAAAGGTAATGACAGATTTATCCGCTAGAGGATGAAAAGGGGAAATCTATGGGCACCCAATGGGTCACATTTTGACCTTCATCGTACATGGACCTAATCAGATACAAGTTTTCAATTGCTGGCTGACCCTGCAATGCTCGCCACATAATCCCGGCTTGCGCGACATCCATGAATTCATCCGGCATTCCTTCATCTTCCAGCAGCCGCATCGGATTGACTACCAGTCGCTCAACAATTGAATTCCTTATATGCATACCACGCGCCGATCCATGCGTGAAGACCCTTGGTTTTCCAACCCATAAGCATGGCGGGACATCCGCGTGGAGTCCCCGCTTCCTATCGAAGTCGATAGGCAGCAGGACCACGGTCCAAGTGCGAGCGTCATGTGGCCATAGGCCAACCGGCTTCCTTATGATGATTGGTTCACAGGGCGTCATGGAGAGCCTTCATCATTTCGTTTTTGACAATGGTTGAGAGCGATCGCTTCGCTTGCTGCACCGATGCACCAGCAGCCGCGCAATTCCACTTCTTGTTGACGCAAACATAGCCACGGTGCTCGACAAATTCCTTATCTGATTTCACCCACGTCAGCCAATCACAGGCATAAATTTCTAAGTCACCTTCGCGCCCCATGTGTTCACTGTTTAATGGCAGGCCGTACCGCTTTGATTTCTTCGAGAAGGCATTAATTATGCCGGTGCCATAGATTGACGAGATGTAGTTCGTTGGGACAGTGATATCCAGATTAAGTATAGTCATTCGAGGATATCCATTGGTGGAATACTTGTAGAAATCAGACAACGGTCTGTGATCAAAATATGATGGACTTTCGCGAGTGACCCTCAGGAACAGCGTCCTGTCCCCGCAAACTTTCATGTCATTGATGATCACGCTGTTAATAAAGTTCTGAGTTCTGTTCTGGATTATGCGTCTCATCTCGTCGAGTGACCGCATACGATAGGCTTGATTGTACCTCGCCGAATGCATGTCAAAGTAGCTCTTGTGTGTCCCAAGAGTGACGGCATTAGCTCTCATTCCGCTCACCAGCTCCCAATCTTTCTCGAGGTTTTTATTGAATCCGGTTAGACGAGGGATAGAAGGCAGCATCAGTGATACAAACAGACTATCCGATTTATTGCGCAAAACCTCAGCGCTTGCCTTGCTGATTGCCTTACGGCACTCCATCACGTCTCGCCAGTAAGACTCAAGTCCTTCCCTCAGAGATGTACCTGTGCGGTCTTCACGTGTTGCTAATATTCTGGTCATAATATTCTCCTACTCTTGAGTGGGTAATGGGAGTTCACCGGATGCCAGCGCGACATCTGCGACGAACTTGTCTTTGAAGTAACCGGCGTGGCGGCGCATGTCCTCAGCAACAAATGCGTACTTGTACCCACCGGTTTCGATCTGGATGCACAGGTCGAAACCTGTGCTTTTGCGGTGTGTCATGTTATTGATGTATGTTATCTCGTAGACACCTGCGTCAATGGTCACACCGTAATGGCACTTCAGTCCGCCAGCCGCATTGGTTTGTTTCTTCCATGCGTAATCCACCTGCACCCTCTTGGGGATAACAAGCCAGTCACCTATCTTGGCTTTCATGAATTTTTGATGCTCGTGTAACTTCATTTCTCACCTCACTTGTTGATGTTGAATGTTGGGAGGGCTTCACGCCCTCCCTATTGACTACATGCGGAGTGTCTCGCCGAAAAATCCTTCGGTGCTCTTCTCATGAGTGACCCAGAGCACCGGATATTCCGGTTCGCGTGGTGCGGGGCCGCACAGATCAGTGAAGTAGATGCAGAGCACGGGGTTGATGTCATGCTCTTCAATCCAATCGAATACCGGCTGGAATGCCGTGCCGCCTCCGCCTTTCATCTCGAGCTGCACGGGGCAGTCGCTTGACTCGACTTCCATATGTCCGTTAACACGAGCGTCACAATAGACCACGTGAATTCTCGCCGGATAATCTTGCAGGATTGCGTCAATCTCAGCGCTTACCTGCGCCAGCTCTTTCCGTGTCATCGATCCAGAGGTGTCGATGGCGACAACAATGTCAACCAGTCCATTCGATACCATGCTTGGAAGATAGAGACCGTTGTAAAGATACCGGCGATTACCGCGTGCCCAACTATAGTCATCCCTGAATTGGACTGAAACGTATGATTTCAGCTCTTCGCGCCAATCAACTTTTGGATCAAGAATCTCATCGACTAGTCGCTGTACGCCTCCCGGTATATTGCCAGCAGCTTTTGCTGCGCGGGCAGCGTTGATGATATCCCTATTGATCCTAGCCTCCGCTTCTGCGAGTTCGGATTCAGATGCGGGTCCATCTTCGCCAGTGTAATCAACAACGTCGCCCCATCCGGTCCCGTCATCGGGTTCGTCATCGGGCTTGTCGCCGGGCTTGTCGCCGGGTTCGTCATCGGGTTCATCGATTGACAGCAGGGTATAGACTTGCTCAGCGCTCATGCCACGATACTGTTCATCGGCGTATCCATTTTCAGGGATGTAGAGTCCCTCTTCAATGCATTCCAAGTTGATCACATGGTCCGTCGCAATATTCCAGAGGTGTCTAGCACGATTGCCGCGCCTCAGGGCGTGCTTATTGGCAACGTGCTTCACCTCATGCGCCAGCAGTCCAACTTGCTGATCGCCATCCAGCTCTTCAAACCATGGCTGGTTTACCTTGATCCATTTCCCATTGGTAGCGGCCGTCTTGACGCCATCACCCGGCGATGAATATTCAACTTTAAGTTTGAATAGGATCGCCGCGTAGAAGCGCAGTTGGGTTTTGGTGATAAACCGCGCCTTCGTTTTTTCGAGTTGCGTGAAGTTGCTCATTGTAATTACCTCTTGATTGATTACAGGGAGAGTCTCCCTTGACTACATGAATGCTGCCATCTTTTTGACGATATCATCCGCCTTTGCTTTTGCTTTTACCCTGTCGATAGGGAAGTCGCGCAGCGCCTGCGGGTCGATGCTTGCAAGCTCGAGCTTCACCTCTTCTGCAAGTCGATCCAGCTCCGGGTCATCCTCAAGATTCATCTTCGGAACCAGCTCGCAGATGTCGCGGATATTCCCGATCAGTGAGTCGCGGAAGATTACCTTCTCGTCAGTCTTTCCAGAGAAGCGATCCGATACTGCCTTGACAGCTTCGCGCAACCGTCCCCAGACTTCGCGCATCGCTTCTTTCTGAGTCTCGAGCAAGCGGCCTTTCAATTGCTCACTCAGGTCATCAAGCGCAGCTTTCTCGATGTCAACCCTGAAGTCCCCGGTGTCAGGGACAGGGGTGATGTCGTAGTTGAACGAGAATTTTCTCCTCACTTCATCAGTAGGAGGGTAATCATCCGGGTCATACAGGTCCCCGAGTCGGGCCTTCGCATCGGCAACGAGGTCCGGATAAGCATCGCAGAATTTTTCAACTGCTACGTAGAACTGATCCTTAAACCCTTGAAGCTCCTCGGTGTATTCCCAGAAGAGTTTTGTCGGCAGCACGCGCTGTCCATTATCGGCCCACGGGAGGGTCAGTCGATAATGCGCAGTTCGAGCGGCACCAGATGCTTTTGTGATTTGCTTGATCGCATCCTTCGCAATCAGTAATTTGTTGTAACGACCGGCATCATCATCGGCATGATTGTCACTGTTGAATTTTGCGGTTGCGCTCTTGTCGAGTTTGCGCCCGCTCCAGTGTGTGATTTTTTGCGAGACCAGTACGGCCTTCTCTGAAATTATGCACATGATATTCACCTCTTGATTGATTAATGAAAGGGTTCACCATACGGGGAGCGCTGTCCCCGTTTCGCCCGGTTCCCAACCGGGTCTCGTCAGTGGTGATTAAAGGAACATCTCAAGGTATCCCTCTGCGAAGAGGCGAAAGGCCTTTGTTCCGCTGATAGCAGGGTCCCGCGCCTCTGCCTCCCGCATGAGCATGACGGTGTATTCATTGGGGAGCCTTTTGGCATAGGTGAATACAGCCATGGAATTTTTAGCGGTTGCCAGCGCAGCAACTGCGCCCATGGTTGCATACATTGCCGATGATGTTGTCGGGGTCGGCGCATTCTCAGGGTCGCGCAGAATATCCTCCGGATTAGTCAGCTCTCGCATCATTTCCAGAAAACTACTGAACTCCGTCGCTGGACCTTCGCCCACAATCCCGGTGATCGATTCAAATTCAATTTCCGGGGGCGGCTCCGCCTTGATGAAATTGCTGCACCTTTCCCAACTTCGCGGCGTACCCTGCGCGTGCTCTTTACATTGAGCGTCGAAGTTTTGCAGCAGCTCGGGCCTGAACTTCAGGAATGCAGTGACCTCAGGTGCGATACCGTTTTCCATGGCCCACTCATGCCAGTCGGGGTTGTGAACCTCGAGATAAACATGGTCGAACCTGTTTTCGAGATGCGTCGGCATTTTATTCGCGCCAGCTCGGTGCCCGATCTCATTGCCAGCGGCCCAGACCCGCCAGCCGGGAGGCAATACGTAATCACCGATGCGGCGATCCAAAATAAGCTGGCTTGCTACATTCATGGTTGCCATCGGGGCCTGCACAATCTCGTCGAGGAACAGCACGCCCTCACCTTCAGTCGGAAGTTCGCTCGGTTGCAGGTACTCGGTTTTTCCATCTACCGGGAATGGGATACCGCGCAAATCAGTAGGGTCGCGGTCTACCAGTCGCATGTCGATAAACTGAAGGCCGTTTTCGTCGCAGACCTGCTTCGCGATGTTCGACTTCCCGATACCGGGAGGTCCCCAGATCATCACCGGGTCCATCGTTTTCAGTGACATCTCGAGTCTGGTTTTCAGGTGCTTCGCTCTCATGATTGCTTTCCTCTTGATTGATTAATGCGGGCCATCTTGCGCTCGCGGGTTGATGGCGTGATGCCATATGATTCAAGTTGATCCAGAAGGCCTGTCGCCGCACGCGCCTGCGACCTTTGGCGGGGCCTTTGTTCCCAACTAAACGATTTGTGTTTTGTTTTGCTCATGATTCACTCCAAGTGATTATGTGGTGCGGAATGCACCCGGCTGCGCCCGAAGACGCAGCAGGCTGAACTCAGCTCGCTTTTTGGTAGACGCATTCGCCGTTCGAGAAGCATCCGGTTTTGTAATAACGCTCCGGGAAGAGCGATTGAAGACCCGGCATCACTTGATCGATCCAGTGCGATTGGAGGTTGATCATCCGCTGGTCATCTTCGTGCCAGCCGTCATATTCGGTTGGTACTATCGATATCGAGGTGAGTCCGCAGTATTCGCAGACTACAACCATCGCGTGGTCATTCTCTAAAATGATGCGACCCTCTTGCCCGTACCAGTGATCTTTATGGTTGAATGATTGGTACTTGTCGCTTATGCGATAGCGCAGCTCCTCAAGGTATTCTCTGTAATCCCATTCATCCCCGACTTCAGAGGTGTCGAGGTATGCGACGGGCGTGCCATATGTCATAACGGTACGGCTCATTGTTTTCTCCTGTCAGTTGATTGATGCGAGAATGCATCCGGCTGCGCCCGTAGACGCAGCAGGTTGAACACTCACTCTATGGTCGGAATTCACGATCCCATTCGATCACGTCAGTGTCGAGGTTGAGGTATCCGTGGCACCCTGAGGATGGTTGCCATACGTACAACCAGCGCACGCCATTGACCTCGAAAGGCTCTTCGGTGTAGTTGCAGGCCGGTACGACATCCCCGTTATCTGGTTCTGGTAAGAGGATCATTTTCTTTTCTCCTGTTAATTGGCTCAGGGATATACAGCGGCAGTGGTTGTTGTTGCATGTCCCGTTTTTTCTGTTCATGAATAATCAGGTCAATAGGTATATACATTTCATTCATCCCTCCGGGCTTTACTTGACCGGGTGCTACCTAAAACCCGATCGAGGTCGAGCCACATCGCGAACTTTTCGGGAGTCGCGCAGAAGTCATTGAAAATTGCTGTCGCAATAGTTGGTAGATCATCCATGCTTTCGCCATGGACTTTATAACTTGCGATATAGTCAGAATATACGAACCTGATAAGGTTTCGCTCTTGCTCGACAAAATACCCCATAGCATTGCGGGCGCACGCCTTGAAAAGCTCAGGATTATTGTCGATTACTTTTTGCAGGTTGAATGGCATGGTAATTACTCCTTCACGTTGAGAATCCGCTCAGCCCAAATAGCAAGGGCAAGAGCCGAGAAGGTCAGAATCAGGACAACAAGGTCCTGAACAGGTAGGTATGTCTCGGGGTTGATCCACATCGGAATTACTCCTAGTTGGTTTTCAAGAATGAGCGTAGCCGTCCGGCTCCACTCCTATCCACATGCTATTGGCCTTGACCATGATGGCCTTTCCATACAGCTCAGGTACTACGGACCGGCGAAAGGCAAGGTAACTAACACCGGGGTTCTGGTGCTTCCAAACACGGTAGAGTGACTTTTGCTGTTCCTTTGTGAGCTTCATTTGTTTCACCTTGATTTGTTGATCGATGCGAGAGTGCATCCGGCTGCGCCCGAAGACGCAGCAGGCTGAATTCTCAGCTTACTCTCACCTGATTCTTGTAAATCCTCCAGACTATTACACTGCGGGTTGCCGAATCTCTCACATCTACTTGAATCCCATTTCAGGGGCCTCCCGCTTGCCGACTCACTCTGCGCGATGCGGTCCCCATATACAGGGGATGGCGCGACAGTTCGGCGGAAGGTGCTTATGATTCTCGAGGCGGCTGTCTGGATGAAATCCATGGACTGACCTAAAAATCAGGGTCGATGATGTTGACGAGCCTTTGCTGGTTTCGATTGTCAATCTATTCCGCAGCGTCTCGCCTTGCGGGTCAGGCCTTTTGTTGAAGGTTTTCCCCGCTTCGCAGTTCCATTCAAGGTCATGCGCTCCGACATTATTTCTGGCAATGCCGTAAAACCGCGATCCTATCCACGACAGTCGAATTCTGTCACTTCATCTAGGACCTTCACCGTTGTGCCATTTCAGTTCAGGTGGTGCCGCCTGAATGCTTTTTTTGTGGTTGCGTCACTCGTTGTTTCAGGCCTTGATCGATGCCTCTTGATGAATGCCTCCTGTATGAAGCTCTTGCACTCAGCATGATCGCTTCTCTATTCACTCTTTTTGATGCGCCCGATAAGGGTAGCAAGAGAAGTCTAATGCTGAGCTGGATGCTGTCCATCTCGCCGCCATCTTTCGTCCTCAGCTCTGGCGGTTGCCATTCCGGGTCTCACCGCCCGGCCGGTGAATGAAAAGTAGCATAGTGATAACGGAATGCAAGGGTTAAGCGATTAATAATTACTCTGCCGAATTTTCCCTTTAATAGGTATAAGATCGCGCCCGGCGCAAAACCCTTTTGGATCAACACCTTACAGCACCGGCGATTCAATACAGTACCAGATAGATAGATAGGTAATGCATAGATAGATTGGCCTTGACCCATAGAGGATTATCTATGATTCACTTGCCGAATCCTTTGGTTTGCTGTGCCCAATCGGTCTATTGCGGCGCAGCTCAGCCCAATCCGTTATCAGCTCCTTACAAATCAACGACTTAGGTGGTGGTTGGTCACGTTACTGGTCACGGTACGAGCGTAACCTATTGATATATAAGGAGAGACCGCTTGATTCATAATCAATTGATCGCGGGGAAATCCCTGTAAAATCAACCACTTAGGAAAAAAGGGTCCCATTTTCAGCGGATGGGGGGTGAGGTGTTTCCGATCGCGCAGGCTGCGTCCGATCCCCTATATATAACCCCCATCCACACGCCATTCCCCAATTTCCCCACTAGAAAATTTCCACTTTTCCCCCCTTCTGGTCTCGGAAATCACGGGGGTTAGACCAACCACCCCCCCTTCTAGGT